AACGACGGTTACGTCGGGAGTGACTGAATAAACTTACTGGCATATAGCTAGTTAAGGTGATGAGACACAGGTGGTGCTGCTACGAAAGTAGAATCGATTTACCAATCGGGTCTCAGGCAAGAATGTTTTTACTCTGTAGTAATGCCCATTCTTTGTTGGTATACAGGATTCCAACCTCCCTCTATATTATAAATAAAATTAATAGGACTCATTAGCAGTCCTTTTTTAATACCTCAAATTTTAATACATGTTATCTACCGCTTATCGCCTTCGACTAGAAGGCATATGTAAATCTATTGCAGCAGGAACTGAAGTAAGTATAGACGATATGATATGGGCACAGAAACTAGCAAAAGCAAATACGTCTGCACGCGGTATGTTAAGTACAGCAAGACGTATGAATACGAATCCAGATGATTCTTTTCTTAACGGTCTGAATATTGGTGACCCCGATTCAGGCAACCACCGTAGGGGTTTCTTTAATCCAGAAGAAGTAGTAGACTGGTTTCATCAAGAACGTTCAGATGATTGGAGGCAACGCGACTAATGAACACACAAGCAATGTCAGCACAATTTGGTGCTATTGATTTATCGGACATAGAAGAACAGAGAAATCGAATTCCAGATTTGGAAAGAAAGGAAATGAATCTTTTATCTGATGCAATGAGGATTGAACTTAAACAAGTTATTAATGAAGTTCTGGACGAGAGAGAACGAACAAGACCATTTGGTGGACTTGGGGGTAAGTAATGTTAGCAACAATCCTACTATTCAGTTGTATTCCATTTGTGACTGTCACTCTATACTTTGGTACTAGGGGAGGATACTATGATACTGATGCCTATGATGGACATGGTACAGCACACAAAGTACTCTTAGATGATGAACCAAAAGTATACTGGTCAAGTGAAGCATTAGATCAGTTAGAAATGCTCCAGAAGAAAGAGACTAAATAATAAAAGAGAATGACTTATTATGATCACTGACATCAGATATGATGGGTTCATAGGTATCTTTGATACGGAATATGATACTCAACCCTTGATTGATTATTGGGAATACCAAAACAAAGTGGGATCTACATTTAAACGTAAAGGTTTATTTGGTAGGGAACGCAAAGCACATGCTCGTAAAGATACATGTCTTGCCACTGAAGATTTTATGTTGGATCACAACTGCGGTTATCAGTGGATGCGCGAATATAATGAAGTTACTGGTAGATGCCTTGAAGAATACATTGATCAGTTTGAACATCTTCTACATTATAGATATCAACAAGTATATCTGAATGTACAAAAGACTTTACCACAGCAAGGATATCATAGTTGGCATTCAGAAGATGGTTCTTTAGGATGTAATCGTCGGATCCTTGCCACTATGATGTATCTTAATGATATTGCTGAAGGTGGTGAAACTGAATTTCTATATCAGTCTTTGAGATACAAACCCAAACGAGGACAGTTTCTTATCTGGCCAGCAGGTTTTACTCATGTTCACAGAGGTAATCCTCCTTTGTCTGGTGAGAAATACATTTCTACATCATGGTTAGAAAATATAAACGCATAACATGTCTGCACAAAACTGGTATCAAGAACAATTAACGAACAAGAACTTTCTATCTCCAATTGGATTTGTATTCCTTTTGGAGAAAGCAAGGAAGGTTTCGTTTTTATGTCAGCGAGCAAGTATCCCAGAACTTAATGTTGGTGATATCCAAATACCTACTAGAGGATTAGTTCGTGTTCCCATCGAAGGTAACATTGACTATGGAGACTTAACTCTAGAGTTTATTGTTGATGAAGATCTAAGAAATTATATGGAGATTCATAACTGGTTGCGTGCATTGGGTACTCCTGATAATGTTGGGGAGAGAACTTCATGGATGCAGGCAAACAGTGATAGAACATTTAATGACAGAGGATCTAAAGTATCTGATGGCACATTACAAGTATTGAACAATAATAATATCGCAAACTTTGATGTAGTGTTTGAAGAGATGTTTCCAGTCAGTCTATCAACTCTGGACTTCAACGTTACGAATACAGATACAGATTATCTTACAGCAAGTGTTACTTTCAAATATCTTCTTTACGAGATCAGAAACACTAACCAACGTACTAGACGATGAAATTTGAGTACAAGTTTGAACATCATTGGGGTGGTGAAGATAACTGGTATACTAAATCTAAGAGATGGGCAAAGAAACAAAACCCAACCATGTCCTTAATTGCATCAATTTTTATAGAATGGTTGCATAAATGGTGGATTGATGGTAAAATACAAATGGTCCTTGACGACGTTGATCGCCAAGTTGACTTAATACATTCCCAATGGGAGGCAAATGACAGAGAACTCACCCCACACACAGTGGAGACAGGAGTATTTGGAGATGAAGGGTGGTCTATCTCAATCACAAATCCGATTGTTGAAAGAAGGACCGAACCAACTGTCTCAGGCATGGTTACTCCAAGCGATGCACAACGATTACAAGCAAATGAAGGGGATCAAAGAAACCCCTAGTAAAGAAAGTGGTGTCCAGACATCAATGAAAGAATGGTTTCAAAACAATAAAGAGCAAGGATCATAATGAATCTGGAAAAACTGCAGGAACTGTGGAAGACAGATTGTCAGATCGATACTGATTTGTATTGTGAAGAGTCAATCAAGATTCCACAGTTACATCAAAGGTATTTGGAATTTTATAATACATACTCTCTTATGAAGAAAGAGAAAGAGGGTACGTTAAATGCATTAAAGAAAGATAAATGGTTGTACTATAAAGGAAAGGCATCATCTCAAATCTACAAAGAGATGCCATTTGATTTAAAACTTACTACTAAAGAAGAGATCTGGATGTTCATCGATGCAGATGAAGACGTCCGCAAGTTACGTTATAAGATTGATTATATTGATCAAGTATTATATTTCTTGGAAAATGTTCTGAAACAAATCAATACTAGGAACTTTCAAATCAAGAATGCTATTGAATGGACTAAGTGGAAAGAAGGTTCTTAATACTCTGATACATAGTGTAGTGAAGTAAACTCACCTATGTCAATGGATCTTAAGATCAAGAAGAAGAATGAAGTATATCTTAAGGTTCAAGCAGAACCTCATATAAATTACGAGTTATCGGATTTCTTTACCTTCGAGGTTGAGTCTGCAAAGTTTATGCAGAAGCAAAGAAGGTGGAAAGGATGGGATGGAAAGATAAGATTATACTCTCCTGCTACAGGGGAGATCTATTGTGGTCTCTATGATTATTTGGTTGACTACGCAAAGAAGAAGGGATACGAGTATGAGACGGAGACCGATGAGAATTTTGGTCATCCCGAAGATGTGAATAAGTTTGTGACTCCTGAGGCAGTTGCAGGTTATATGAAATCACTGAATCTTCCTGTGAAGGTACGCGACTACCAATATCAAGCAGTATACGAATGCCTGAGATACAACAGACGACTCCTATTGTCGCCAACTGCAAGCGGGAAATCCTTGATGATTTATTCATTGGTTAGGTATCATGAAAAGTTAGACAGAAGAATTCTAATTGTTGTTCCCACGACGTCTCTTGTTGAGCAAATGTACAAAGACTTTGAATCCTATGGATGGAAAGCGTCTGACTATTGCCACAAAATATACGCGGGGCAAGAAAAATACACGAATCATGAAGTAGTAATCACCACTTGGCAGAGTATTTACAAGGAACCTAGTCAATGGTTTAGCAAATTTGATGTCGTGATCGGTGACGAGGCGCACCAATTCAAAGCTAAATCTCTTACTTCTCTTATGGGTAAGTTGCATAACTGTAAGTATAGGTATGGATTTACAGGGACACTTGATGGTGCAAATGTAAATCAGTTAACTCTAGAAGGATTGTTTGGTAGATGTACACAAGTAACAAGAACTAACGAGTTAATGAAGCAAGGATATATTGCAAAACTGAAAGTTAAAATTGTATTATTGAAGCACGAAGAACAACTCTTCGAGGGGTATCAGGATGAGATGAGTTATCTTGTAGAGCATGAAGGACGGAATAGATTCATCCGTAACCTTGCTGCAGATCTAAAAGGAAATACATTGATCCTCTTTAACTATGTAGAGCGTCATGGGGAACCTTTGTTTAACTTGATAAATAGTCATGTGGAACGTCCAGTACATTTCGTTCACGGTGGTGTAGACGTTGAAGATCGAGAAGAGATTCGACAACTTACTGAAGTGTCTGACGATGCTATCATCATTGCCAGTTACGGAACGTTCTCTACAGGGATTAATATCAAAAACTTGCATAATGTAATTTTTGCTTCTCCTTCAAAATCAAGAGTCAGGAACTTACAGTCCATTGGGCGAGTATTAAGGAAAGGAGAAAACAAATCACAAGCGACTTTGTATGATATTGCGGATGACATTTCTACTGATCGTGGAAATAACTATACTTTAAATCATCTATTAGAACGAGTGAAAGTATACAATGAAGAAAAATTTAATTATGAAATTATAGACGTAAAACTAAAAGCCTATGATTAACCATGTAAAACACGACGAAGATTTCTTTGGCATTTTTAAAATGACCAATGGAGAAGAAGTGCTATCTCGCGCTGTGATCACAGTAGATCAAAATGAATCACTTATCTTTTTACAAGATCCAGTAATGGTTCATGTAATGACAAAACCTATGAGTGAAACTAAGATGGTGCGTGGAGTTGGATTTGTCAAATGGCAACAACTCTCTGATGAGGAATTCTTTGTAGTGAAAGAAAAAGATGTAGTGTGCATCGCCACCATGAGCAGAGAGGTTCAACTTTTGTATGAAGGTTACCTCATGACTGAAAATGGAGTCAAACCAACGTCGCACAAGGCAGGGTACCACATCAAACCAGATAAATCTATCGGATACGTTGGTAACACTGATGACTATAGAGAAAAACTAGAAGATCTATTTAAAGCTACTGATAACCCTTGAACCCTTACAGTGTTATTGTACTCGTAATTGACATTCCTGTCAAGTATGCTATAATAACAACAGCACTTAAACACATATGAAGCGAGTCGCCAAGAAAAAACAACACTACGTTGATAACCAAAAGTTCCTAGCAGCAATCGTCGAATACAAACGACGTGTCGATGTTGCTAAAGAAAAGGGACTGGATAAACCTCGTGTCAACGATTATATTGGCGGTTGCTTTCTTAAGATTGCAAATCATCTGTCATTCCGTCCTAACTTTATCAACTATATGTACAAGGACGATATGATTTGTGATGGTATTGAAAATTGCATTCAATATATTGACAACTTCAATCCTGAAAAATCCAAGAACCCTTTTGCATACTTCACACAGATTGTATACTATGCATTCCTGAGACGAATTGCTAAAGAGAAACGGCAGATGGACATCAAAGATAAGATCATTGACAAGTATGGATACTCAGATGTATTCTCAGTTGACGGATCAGCAACAACCGACTATAATAGTATCAAATCTAATATCCAAGTAAAAACTCGTCGTCAATGATGTCATTTATTACTCGTTACTGGTCAGGTAAGACTGGTACACCTGTAGAAGAAATCCGAAGAATTGCTGAAGAAGAACTCAAAGCAAAGTTTCAATATCAAGAAGTCATCAATTCCGATGGTTCCTTGCACCACCGCATTATGATTACCTATGAAAATACTCCTGATAACTGATCAGCATTTCGGTGTCAGAGGAGACAATCAACACTTTATCAATCACTATAAAAAGTTTTATGGTAAGGTGGTGATTCCTTTTATCAAAGCATCGGGTATTAAAGATATTGTTTGTCTAGGAGATACGTTTGATAAACGTAGATCTATCAATTTTATGTCTCTGGACGAGGCAAAGAAAATGTGGTTTGATCCTATTGACCAACTGGGATGTAGGATGACTATGCTTGTTGGTAATCATGACATTTACTACAAGAATACTTTGCGGGTGAATGCTGCAACTCAAATCTTAGGTGACTATGATTTTAAAGTTGTTGAACAACCAACTGAACTGGAGTATGACGGTCTGAAGATCCTTATGCTTCCATGGATTTGTGATGACAATCGCGATGAAGTCTTTAATATTGTAGCATCAACTGATGCGAAAGTATGTATGGGTCACTTAGAACTGAATGGTTTTGAGGCACACCCAGGTCATGTCATGGAAAGTGGCATGGATAAAACTTTATTCGATAAGTTCAAACGTGTGTTCAGTGGACACTATCATCAGAAATCTACCAAAGGTAATGTTAGTTACCTAGGCAACCCTTATCAACTATATTGGAATGACTACGGATGCAAAAGGGGGTTTCACGTTTTTGATACGGATACTCTTAAGACTACTTTTTATAGGAATCCCTTTGACACTTTTCATAAATTGTATTATAATAATGGAGTTAGTATCCCAGAGTCAACAGAACTCGAAGGAGGTTTTGTAAAACTAATCGTTGAAGAAAAAGGCGATTACCAAAAGTTTGACTACACAGTCAAGCAACTACAAAACATCGGTCTTGGAGATCTTAAGATTGTCGAAGACCTTAGTGCTGAACTAGAGTGTTCGGATACTACCCTTGAAACAGAGGACACTATGACGTTACTTGAATCATACATAGATGAGATAGAACTAAAAGTCAATAAGACTAATATCAAATCTGTAATGAGATCTTTATACGTCGAAGCGTCTGAACTTTAATGTTTGTTTTAACCGAAGTTGGTACTGGTGGTGTCTATGCTTGCACTAATAAGGAAAAGCAGAAAACCGTAACTGTCTTTGAAAACGAAGACGATGCTGAACGGTATGCTATTCTATTAGAAGCAAATGATTACCACAAAGAACTTGAACTCATGGAAGTTGATCCTGAGATCATTGCCATGAACTGCGTTAACTACAACTATAAGTTTACAATCATTAAATCTAACGAACTGATCGTACCTATTATTAAAGAATGATTACCTTTGAAACACTTCGTTGGAAGAACTTTCTTTCGACAGGTGACCAATGGACCGAAATCGATTTAGATGGAAGTCCTTCTACATTAATCGTGGGCAGTAATGGCAGTGGGAAATCGACTATGCTCGATGCCCTTTGTTTTGCTTTGTTTAACAAACCCTTTAGGCAGATTACTAGGGGACAACTAGTAAACAGTATCAATGAAAAGGGACTCAAAGTAGAGGTGACATTCTCTATTGGTAAGGACGAGTATAGAGTATTCAGGGGTGCAAAACCTAACGTCTTTGAATTATACAGGAATAATAAACTAGTTGATCAAGATGCTGCAGCAAAGGATACGCAGAAATATCTTGAGCAAACAGTTCTTAAACTTAACTATAAGTCTTTCACACAAGTTGTCATCTTAGGTTCATCAACCTTTGTACCTTTTATGCAACTGAAAGGACCTCATAGGAGAGAAGTTATTGAAGATCTACTGGACATCAAGATCTTTTCACAAATGAATCTGTTGCTTAGGGATAGAGTCCGAGCAACCATGGCATCAAGTAAAGAATGTGATCACCTGTTGACTGTAGCAGAACAACAAGTATCATCACAACAAAAATTATTGAATAACTTGACCGAGATCAATAAGTCTCGTCAGGATGAAAGAGAAAAGAAGATCAAAGACAATCGAGAAATGATTGAAGGTCTTGAAAAAGAAAGAGATACTAAAAAGAAAGAACTATCTGGACTAGAAGTTAAGATGGTTGATGTAGATGATAAGAGAAATGCAATGTCAGATCTTAAAAACAGTAAAGCAGACATCACTGCAGAACTAAAAGTAGCAAGGAAAGATATTAAGTTCTTGGATACTCATGAAGAGTGTCCTACATGCAATCAACTTATTGAAAATGCTTTTAGGCAGGCAAGAATTGGTGCCCTACAAGGCAAATCTAAAATCCAACTAAAAAAACTAGACGAAATTAAGAATGATATTGATGATCTGTTCAAGTTTATTACTGCAGCAGATGATATCTCCATGGAATGCCATGAAAAGAGAAGTGAAATTAGTCAAAGTGAACGTGATATTGTAAGAGTTGAAATGGAAACTCTTAAGATTCAGGATGAGTTGTTTAATCTGAGAGAGAATCGTCCATCTATTGATAAGGAAGAGAAAGAACTTAAGGTCTTGCAGAAAGAACTTGCAGAGACTCAAGAAGGGTGTGCAAAAATTAGTAAGAAACTGGATGAGTTCCAAGTTGTATCACATTTATTGCGTGATGGGGGCATCAAAAGTCAAATCATTAAGAAGTATGTGCCAGTTTTTAACAAACTAATTAATAAATACCTTAACAACATGGACTTCTTTGTTAACTTTACTCTTGATGAAGAGTTTAACGAGACATTGAAGAGCAGATTTAGGGATGAGTTTACATATTCTTCTTTCTCGGAAGGTGAAAAGCAGAAGATTGATCTAGCACTACTGTTTACATGGAGAGAAGTTGCTAGAATGAAAAATAGTGTAGCAACTAATCTATTGATTCTTGATGAAGTATTCGATTCTTCTCTTGATGCAGGTGCAACTAATGAGTTACTTCAAATTTTGAGAGCACTAGGACATACAACTAACCTATTTGTCATCTCACATAAAGGTGAGATCTTAGTTGATAAGTTTCTAAGGACTTTAAAGTTTGAAAAGATTAATGATTTCAGTAAAATGTCGGATGATTCCTAATGGTATGTAAAGTAACACTGTATAAAGCAGGAACTGTATTCACTGAAGAAGTGATTGCTATTGATTACCAAGATGCTAAGAAGGTAGCACTTGCAAGAAACCCTGGTGCACAGGTGATGAGTGTAACTTCGGTCATGTGACAGTTGAATAAGTGGCACAACAAGTGGCACATGCTTGATCAGTCTGCTATAATAGGTATATACAAAGGAGATACATGATCAATCCAGAAGTCAAAGGCACACTCGCAAAACTACTCGCAACTGAGAACCTTACTGTAGAGCACCGTAAAGTGACTACAGCATATTTTGATGTTGAGAAGCGTGTTCTCTGCCTTCCTATCTGGAAGACTGCATCTAACACTGTCTATGACCTTCTAGTTGGTCATGAGGTTGGACATGCTCTATACACTCCTAACAAAGGTCTTGATGGTATCAACAAAGGTTTTGTAAATGTTCTTGAGGACATTCGTATCGAGAAGATGATGAAGGTGACCTACCCTGGTCTTCGTAAATCTTTCTTCCAAGGATACACTGAACTATGGAAAGATGATTTCTTTGGTGTGAATGATGAAGACATCTCCAAACTTCCTTTCATCGATCGTATCAATCTTTTCTACAAAGGCAATCCTGAGATTCAGTTCACAGAAGAGGAGCAAGTGTATGTAGATCGTGCTGCTAATACTAAAACATTTGATGATGTTCTACAACTTGCAGAAGATCTATTCGGTCGCGCAGAAGATATTGAAGATAACAAAATGGAAATGCCTCTACCATCACCAGAAGCATCACCAGAAATGGGTGGACAAGGTGAAGGTGAAGTAACTCCTCAATCATCACAGAGTGAACCAAACCAAGAAGGAGATGGTGCAGACCAATCTGCAGAATCTCAACCAAGTCAGTCTGACTCAGACGGTTATGGTAATGAGAATGCAGTGATCACTACACAGGGCAACAACTCATTTGGTCAGGAAGAGTATGATGAGACTGAAAGTATCACTCAAGAAGCATTCAATCAAGCACTAGAAACTCTTATCGATGACAATGCTAAAGAGTGGGTTTATCTAAGTCTTCCAAATGTAGATCTTGGTAAGGTTGTTGTTGGTCACAAAGAAGTTCAAGAAGATCTTAACAGGCACTTTATCTTGGCAGAGCGTCCAGAACTAAGTGGTACTTATTCTAATCGCACTGAAAAAGAAGAAGAAGAGTACAAACAATATGTTGGTGATCAGGTACAGTCTATGCGTAACGGTTACGAATCATACAAAAAGAATGCAGCAAAATCTGTTAACTATCTTGTAAAGCAGTTCGAGATGAAAAAGTCTGCTGATGATTACAAGCGTCAGTCTACTTCTCGCACTGGTGTTATCAATACCAACTCACTGTATAAGTACAAGTTGACTGATGACATCTTTAAGAAGATCACAGTTGTTCCTGATGGTAAGAACCATGGTCTTGTAATGCACATTGACTGGTCTGGTTCTATGTCCAATATCCTTTTGGATACATTGAAGCAAACTTACAATCTTGTTTGGTTCTGCAGAAAAGCAGGTATCCCATTCAGAGTTCTTGCATTCCAAGATTCATATCATTCAACTCGTGAAGAGAACCATGGCAAACAGGGTGACCTAAACATTCATGAGTCTTTCAAACTTCTTGAGTTCTTCAACTCAAAGCAGAACAAACAGTCTCTTGACAAGTCTATGTTCTTGGTCTGGTGTCAGGTATGGGCAATGGGTGGATACAATGTTCAGGCATCATGCAAGTATGGTCTTGGCGGTACTCCACTTGCTGAAGCAGTTCTTTGCACTCGTCAAATTGTTGACCAGATGAAGAGAGAAGAGAACATTCAAAAAGTAAATGTTGTTTGTCTTACTGATGGTGAAGCAAATCCGATGGCATTCAATGAGTGGTATGAACCAGGTTCTGAGTACTACGAACCATACATGAAGAGATCTTCTCTTTGTCATCAAATGGGTAAGGTATTTTTCCTTCGTGACCCTAAGACTGGTTTCACTAAGAAGATCAGCAACAGTCCTTACACTACAACTAAGGAGATCGTAGGTTTCCACAGAGAGATTACTGATTACAACTGGATTGGTATTCGTATCTGCAGTAAGAGTGAACTCGGTCGTGCAGTTCGTAACAACGTAGACACTGTACCTGCTGACATGGACAAGAAGTGGAAGAAGGAAAAGTTCTTCTCTATCTCAAAGCAAGCAGGATTCTCTGAGTCTTTCTACATCCCTGATAGAAATCTTGGTGCTGAATCTGAAGATCTTGCGGTTTCCCAAAAAGGTGAAGTTGCTACCAAGGCAGAACTACAACGTGCATTCAAAAAGCACATGGGTTCTAAGATGGGTAACAAGACTATCTTAAACAAATTTATCGAGCAAATAGCATGAAAATTGAACTTAACGAACAGGATGGAAAACTTCTCCTTGATGCATTATGTTTTTATGATATGCACAAAGATGGATACTTCAATCCTGATGAGAATGATTCATTCTCTTACCTCCATGGGACACTTAGCAAAGTGGCACACACACCTTGCACACAGCAGTAGTACCTGCTATAATAAGTACATAACAAACAAACAATCCTTTTAATACAATGACTTTCGCTCCAAACCCAGTTACTACTGAACAACTCGTTGACTATCTTACCAATAAGGTAGGTACTGATGTTGGTTGTTCTGATATTCGTTCTGCTGCGAAGGTCCTCAAAGTTGGATATGAGACTGCTTGCAGGAGACTCAAAGAATACAAGACAGGTATCGGCAAATGGAATCTTACTACTCAACAGATCGAAAAAATTTACGAATCACCTGCTGCACAACCTGCAGTAGAACCAACCTACATCCCTGATAAAGATGCTTCCTATGTCCAGTTTGGTACTTACACACCGATTAAAAAGATTATCAAGTCTAAACTTTTTTATCCTGCATTCATTACAGGTCTTTCTGGCAACGGTAAAACAATGTCCGTTGAGCAAGTTTGTGCAGACCTTGGTCGCGAATTGATTCGTGTAAACATTACTATTGAGACTGATGAAGACGATCTTATTGGCGGTTTCCGTCTTGTTGATGGGTCAACTGTTTGGCATAACGGACCTGTCATCGAAGCACTCGAAAGGGGTGCAGTCCTGCTACTCGACGAGATTGACCTTGCTAGTAACAAGATCCTCTGCCTACAATCCGTTCTTGAAGGGAAGGGTGTGTATCTGAAGAAGATCGGTAAGTATGTTCGTCCTGCTAAAGGATTCACAGTTATCGCTACTGCTAACACAAAAGGTAAGGGCAGTGATGATGGTAGGTTCGTCGGTACTAATGTATTGAATGAAGCATTCCTTGAGCGTTTCCCTATCACTATCGAGCAAGAGTATCCTTCTTCTGCTATCGAGACTAAGATTCTTGTTGCTAATGGATGTGACAAAAACTTTACTGAGAACCTTGTCAAGTGGGCAGGTGTTATCCGTAAGACATTCTATGATGGTGGTGTTGATGAAGTTATCACTACTCGTAGACTTGTGCATATCGCTAAGGCATACTCCATCTTCGGTGATCGCCTTCAAGCAGTTACTCATTGTGTGAACCGTTTCGACAATGACACTAAGCAATCTTTCCTAGACCTTTATACAAAGGTTGACGCAGGAGAAGAAACAGAGTATAATGAAGAGGACTAAATCCTCTTCTATATTATGAAGTATCAAGAAGATACGACACTTGAAGAACTTAGATCATACATCAGTTCGACGTATGGTCAACATTACTCTTCAGGTAATGACAGTATTCAGACTCTCGATTTGATTCAAGCATGTGGGGACGCTGAGGCATTCTGTCGTAGTAATATTCTTAAGTACGCTTCACGGTATGACAAAAAGGGATCTGCAAAAATGGATCTCTTGAAGGTCATGCACTACGCTGTACTCCTTTACCATTTTAATCAAAAAGACAAAGAAATCGAAACCTATCCTCAATGACAGTAATCACTCCCCAAACAATTGAAGTCCTTAAAAACTTTTGTGCGATCAACAAATCAATCGTTATCAAACCAGGTAATACGATTTCTACTCTGAGCATTAACAAGAACATTCTTGCTATTGCTGAAGTTCAAGAACAGTTTGAATCTGAGATCAGCATTTATGATTTGGGTCTTTTTGTTAACGGTCTCTCTCTTTTCGATCAACCAAAGATTGACACCAATAGCAAAAGTTTTGTAGTCGTTAGTGATGAAGTTGGTCGCTCTAAGACACGGTTCTTCTATGCTGATCCTGAAATCATTACTCAGGCACCTGAGGAAGAGATCAAACTTCCTGACATGGATGTTCACTTTCACCTAGATTCTGAAACCCATAAGCAACTCAATAAGGCAGCAGCAATCTATCAACTCCCAGACCTTTGTTTGTTTGGTGATGGTGAGGAGATGAATCTCTGTGTTACTGACAAGAAGAACGAAACTTCTAATAACTTCTCAGTTAAGGTTGGAAACACAGATCAAACATTCTGTTATTGCTTCCGAGTTGAGAACTTGAAACTTCTTGCAGGTGCATATGATGTATCTGTCAGTAGTAAAAACGTTGCCAAATTCCAAGGAACTGGCATCAAGTACTATATCGCACTTGAACCTAATGAATGATGATTTTCTCTGGGTTGAGAAATACCGTCCTAAAATTATTGACGAGTGTATTCTACCCCAGAATGTGAAAGACACCTTCACTAACTTTCTAGAGCAGGGGGAGATTCCTAATCTTCTTCTCTCTGGGACAGCAGGTGTAGGTAAGACAACTATTGCGAAAGCACTTTGTAATGAACTAGGAGCAGACTCTTATGTCATCAATGGATCTGATGAAGGTCGATTCTTGGACACTGTACGCAATCAGGCAAAATCCTTTGCTGCTACTGTGTCTCTTACTTCTTCTAGTAAGCACAAGATTCTTATCATTGATGAAGCAGACAATACGACACCCGACGTACAACTACTCCTTAGGGCATCGATCGAAGAGTTTCAAAAGAACTGTCGTTTTATCTTTACCTGTAACTTCAAGAACAAGATAATCGAACCCCTGCATAGTCGAACAACTGTTATCGACTTCAATGCTCGTGGTAAGATCAAACAAGAACTTGCTGCATCATTCTTTGAAAGATGTCGTGACATTCTTACTTCTGAGAAGGTTTCATTCTCCGACAAAGTTGTTGCTGAGGTTGTACAAAAATACTACCCAGACTTCCGACGTACTCTCAATGAACTTCAAAGGTATGCTTCATCAGGAAGTATTGACACTGGTATCCTAGCACTCCTAGGTGATGCCAAGATCGATACTCTTGTTGGTGCTATGAAAACAAAGAAGTTCAATGATGTAAAGAAATGGGTACAACAGAATCTAGATTCAGATCCTGCTGCTATCCTAAGACAGATCTACGATAATCTATCATCTATTATGGATGGTCCTAGCACTGCAGCAGCAGTTCTAATTATTGCAGACTATCAATACAAATCTGCATTCGTAGCAGATCAAGAAATTAATCTGTTAGCATGTCTAACTCAACTTATGATGGAGTGTAATTTTAACTAATGGGACCAGGAGAAATGCTCGCTATACGCGACCTAATCGCATCATGCCCACCAGTGTATACTCTACCTGGTACTTGGACTAAGTGTAATGCAATCATCCCACATTACAATGCAGATCCAAACATTACTCTTGCTATCAGTGTAGGAGTTATCGTAGCACTTTTTACCTTCTATGGTGTCTACCGAGGATTTTTTGCAAACGAAGGACTAGACGACCCATTTGACGATCATGACGACTAAACGAGACAAAGTACGGCATCAAGTGAAAAGTAGATTCTACTATCTGTTCTGGGGCACTGCTACTGTTGCAGTTGTTGCAGGACAAGTTTATGTTGGAGCAGGTTACAGAATGTATTCAAGGAGTTTGAATAGATTATTCAATTCTATTGATGCTGTTGTTATTCCTCAACCAAAACCTAGAGGATACTATGCACCTTTAGTTCCACCACCTCCTACTGGAGATGAAAACTATATTGAATGGTTGTAATGACTGTAGCAACATCTTTAAAAACTCCTCTTAGATATCCTGGTGGTAAGTCTCGTGCTATTAAAAAGATGGCACCATACTTTCCTAATCTAAGTGAGTATACAGAGTATCGCGAACCATTCTTGGGTGGCGGTTCTGTTGCATTGTACGTTACACAACAATACCCTAACATTAGTATTTGGGTGAATGACTTGTATGAACCATTATATACGTTTTGGAAACAGTTACAAATCTCTGGAGACAAACTAACTAATGAACTCAAACAACTCAAATCAAGATTCCCCGACCCAGGATCAGCACGAGGAATGTTCATCGAAGCACGAGAATACCTCAACCGAGGACTCTCTGACAGTGAACCCTTTTATCGTGCCATTAGTTTTTATGTTGTTAACAAGTGCTCTTTTTCTGGTCTCTCTGAGTCCTCATCCTTTTCTTCCCAGGCGTCCGACCAAAACTTTTCAATGCGAGGAATCGAAAAACTCCCTTTCTATTCCCAACTCATCAGAAACTGGCATATCACTAATTTGTCGTATGAGAAATTGATGACGGATGATGATACTGTATTCTTGTATCTGGATCCTCCATACTCTATCAAAGATAACCTGTATGGTAAGAAGGGTAGAATGCATAGTGGATTCTCTCATGAAACATTCCATAAAACTTGTGACAGTTATAAGGTAGATCAAATGATTTCTTACAACTCAGACAATCTAATCAAAGAACGTTTCCAAGGTTGGAAAGCACAAGAATACGATCACACATACACAATGCGATCTGTAGGAGACTACATGAAGGATCAAGAAAAAAGAAAAGAACTAATCCTATTAAATTATTAAAATGAACAAAGCACCATACAATCGAAGATCTATACACAAAGATGTTTCACACCTACCTTTAGACCAGATTCAATATGCTATCACCCCTCCACTCTTGGAAGAGGAAATAGTTCATTGCCGAAGGTCTGATGAGAAGAACCTTACCAACTACGCAGGAAAAGTATGCGAAGATTTGGTAAGGTCTTACTGTGCAGAGAACAGATGGAATGTAGCAGAACCTGAGATTGATATGGGAATTGACTTGCTTATCAATAGAAATGATAGGTGGGACAAAGTTCAAGTTAAGAAAGTTGTTTTCTGGGAAACTGACTATGGATTGATGACACAGAAGTTTCAGTTTCAATCAGGTGGTATATCAAAGGATGTAAGATTGCGTCATCGTCAATCAAGTCCTGATGACTTTGATTCATTCATTCATGTATTGGCAACTCCATATCGCCAACTTATATTTGAGACTCCCGTAGATCAAATCCCTTTGAAAAAGGATGGTACTTTTATACAATCGAGAGGGACAGTTATTACTCAGAATTATAAGAAAGCACCGAAGGGGTATGTTGATTGGGGGAAAAATATGGTAAGATGTTTATATCATCCTAAATTGTTCCTAACCTTTCCTGACTTCTGGAATACAAAAGATAGAAATCTTTCAACTTTATTATCATGAAATACGATGACAGATATCCTCTAAAGGATTATCTAAACTCCATCAATCTTAACAAAAAGAACTTGATGGACGATGAAGATCCCACATGGGAAAAGAAGTACCCTGCATTCATTATTAATAAATGTATGTCTCATCATATGGATACAGTTCTATATGCTAACGAGATGAATATGTATCCAAACTTACCTAATCGTATGCAGTATGATTTTTTTATACATATAGTGAGACCCCGTAAGAGATTCTCTCCTTGGGGTAAGAAGGAAAAGGTGAATGATCTTGAACTTGTCAAGGAATACTATGGTTATAGTAATGAGAAGGCAAAACAAGCATTGCGTATCCTATCTCCTAATCATCTAGACTACATTAAAGAAAAACTGAACAAAGGGGGTAAGAAAAGATGAGTGAAGGTAATGAAGTCCAATGGACTAAAGAGAATATGATTGAAGTGAACCTCAAGGAACCTGATGATTTCTTGAAAGTTCGCGAAACACTTACCCGTATTGGAGTTGCCTCCCGTAAGGAAAAGAAACTGTATCAGTCCTGCCACATTCTACATAAGAAAGGACAATACTACATTGTACATTTTAAAGAACTATTTGCGTTAGACGGAAAGAAAGCAAACCTATCAGACAACGACGTACAAAGACGAAACAGAATCATCAAACTATTATCTGATTGGGGTCTAGTTGAGATTGTAAAGGAAGACAGCATTAAAGGTGTAGCACCACTAAGTCAAATCAAAGTTATTGCATACAAAGAAAAGGGGGACTGGACACTAGAGTCTAAATACAATATTGGAAAGAAACGCACTACAGAATGAGCGACTTTAATTATCATGTCCAGTGGTTTAAAAGTCCTGGATACCTACTAGCAGAGGTTCCCCCTGCAGTAGTTGAAGAATTACAGCATAGCATCAACACACTAGAGAAGACCCCTGAGACGGACGCTAGAGACTCTCTGAGGGGTCATATAGAAGAAGAATGGACTTTACCCCTATCCAAGGAGATTAGTGCATTCACTCGTTGCCTTTCATATGAATACATCAAGCAGTTTGGTTTCCAACCTGCTATGGGTGTAGCAGAGACAATGAGAGAAATCAGTGAGTGTGACTTTGAACTAAAAAGACTCTGGGTAAACTTCCAGAATAAATACGACTTCAACCCTCTGCACATACACAGTGGGTTGTTTTCGTTTGTGATCTGGGTGCAAGTTCCATATGACTTAGAAGAAGAAAGAAAAAGATATAAGACAAACGGAAATGAGACAGCATCATTCATGTTCCAGTACAACACAGCACTAGGTGGACTGGATACAGAGTACTTACACATAGACAAATCATTTGAATGGAAGATAGCATTCTTCCCTGCACGCCTTAATCACGGTGTTAATCCATTTTATACTACAGATGATCACCGTATCTCAATAAGTGGAAATCTTTATGTTATAGATAATAATACAATAGAATAATTATCATGGCAGATGCAGTTAAAAAAGAAGACCCTAAGAAGGGTATCTTAGGTAAAATTAAAGAAGCAGCAGAGGATAAGGAGGAGCAACTTGCTATCCTTTCTACCTTTGTGCGACTTGGAATCTTGATTTGGTCTGGTGGAATTTTAACATTAGCGTATGTTGATTTGCCACCTGCATTGAAAATTCCTAAACAGGATATGGATCCAACTTTCATAGCTTCGGTCTTCACAGGAGTCGTAGCTACCTTCGGTGTCCAAGCGGGAGGTAAGAAAAAGAACGGTGAAAATGGTGGTGGTGCAAACATATCTAAAAAAGATATGGAGTTTCTTATCGCTAAGGCATCCGAGACTGCTCCTGCCCAAACTATAAGGATCGAACAAGGTCCTGTAAAAATTGTCCCTTCTGATACTAAGTAATCATCATGCAAAAAATCATTAACGTCCTTGCCATTGCATCATTCGCTGTTTCTATTTCTGCTGTTGGTGGTGCTGTGTATGTGTATACACAGAAAGATGCCATCATCGAAGATCTAAAGGAGAAAGCGTTAGGTTCTTTAGGTGCAGGAATCTCTTCAGCACTTCCTAATGTAGTCGAAGGTATCATACCTGAGACAACAGGATCTGCCATCCCAGATGTTAAATTGCCCTCAATGCCATGAATGTTAAATGGATCTCAATAGGTGTAGTCGGTAGTTTATTTGCTGCTTCTCATATTGGTATGATTGGTATGCTTGCAACTAGAAACGAGTCTAAAATACCACAGTTAAACCTGCCTGCAGGACCTTATACTTCTTACGTTGCTACTGCAGACGAATCTGGATATAAGATTAGTTACAAAGCAAATGATCCTAAGACGATGTACATCACTAAGGACATTGTAAAACCTTCTGGGTTTCTCGGATTCGGGAGAACCAAGACACAAGTTGTTGAAGAGTACGTCATGGACGGATCAACCAATCAAGGTGGACCTGTATCCAATGCTCGCTCATGGCAAGATGGTAGTGCAGGAGGCAAAGCAGGAATCTCAAAAAAGTCTGTCGCGTGTATCGAGGCGGTCGGTGGTGGCAAACAAACGGGACGTCTTGTCGGGACTAGCGTAGGTGCTGCTGTTGCTCCTGCTGTCACTGGAATCCCATTTGTTGGTTGGTTAGCAGCAGGTTGGATTGCTATGTTCGGTGGAGAACAAGGTTCAGAGATAGGTGGTAATATGGTTAATGATCTCAATGATGCATGTGAGGTAGACGATGGAGATACCAACAATAAGGATTGATCAAGGTCAAATCCAAACTATCAATGTCAGAAACAATTACATAAGTGATATACCGAAATGGTTAACATCGGATCCCCCTCAGGCGATTCCGATATATCCTCCTGTCACTCAACAGATTGGTGTACCTATCATCAACATTCCTGGATGTGTTGAGGCACATGAACGTAGTGATAAGAATGATAATATTGTAGGTGACGATCCTAAGGGTGCGAGGATATTTTGTGATGCAGGTTTACCTTCATTCAATCCTATTGATTACTCACCAGAACAGTTACAGTATGAAATGCAGGCACCAGTTCCACCTGTAGCACCACCTCCAGATGATGTAGAAACTGATACTGATATACCTCCAGTCAAACCTCCACCTACTGAGTGCCCTGGACCTAATCAACCTAGAGTTGGTGACCTAACAGCAAGTGGAGATGAAAGAGTTATTGGTCACGAACTAAGTGAAGATGGTAAAATCTGTGTAGTATTATATGAAGATACAACTGCAGTCGAAAAATTTCTACCAACTGCAAATCAAGTCAGCACTACTGCATCGATTGCTGTAGTAGCTACCGCTGCTGCTGCAGCAACACCATTATTATTGAGAGTTGTCAAACCTATAGTCAAACAAATTATTAAAAAGATTCAGAAGTTACTAGGTAAAGAACCTCGTCAACCTACTAGAATTGAAGTTAAGGCAAACGCGATTCGTCAAAAGAGAGGGTTACCTCCTTTAAAAGTGAAGCGTCCGAAGAAACCTCGTTAGGTGTAATCTTATGAACGTGGGGTGTAATAGTATTAACACCTTGTACTACCACGTCAGCACACAGTGAAAAATAAGGTGACTTTGGATGGAAGGATATACCATCTTTCATTAATGAACCGCAATTTTTTAATCTCGCGATCTCAAAATCCAAGCGTTTATTAGCATTCATCTGATTCATCAATGCGATGTTTGATGCTGCTGCTTCTTTACATAGTTTCTGGAGTTTCTTATCCATGGGGTTAGACCATGTAGCAGACACACCTATACTTAAATTATAATTATCTTTCTGTCCTGTTCTTGTCGGAACAAAATATAAAATCTCTCCTGGATTATCTGGCACTCCGTTATCATCTGCGTCTAACATATTGTAGACTGGAGAATCCCAGTATTGTTCGTTTGGTTTTTGTGCTGATGCACTACCTGTAACGTATGGCGTGACATTCATAGTCGGTCCTTGACATTGGATGCCATTACCATAAGTGTTAGTTATATACGGTCCTTGTAAAACCTGAATTGCCTGATTGGTAACTGAGCCCGAACTATTTGCAACGGGAGCAGCAGTTGCACTGACTCCCCCTACAGTTTCCGCAACCGCAGGTATCGCATTTGTTAGTTGTGTTAGACATAGAATTACTGGGAGAAAATACTTGTTGTGTCGGTTACGCTTGTAACCTCGGTAGTCCTCTGGATTACCGTGTGATTTGAAAGACCTGGGGATTGATAGGTCTCTGTGAACTGAAACGCTGCCCCTGGTGTTGTCTGTGTGAACGTTGGTTTCGTTCCTATTCCTGTCCATGTCGAAGTCACTCCTTCAATAATTACATTTGATTTCTCAGTGGTAGGGGATAGATTACCACTTGCAGATACGCCTGATCCTGTTACCGAAAATTGATACCCAGTGTTGTAGTCCATCGAATTGATAGTTTCTACTACTTTTGATGTCGTTTCCGTGTGAGACGTCATCGAGCCTTGTTGAAAATTTGGCACCACGGGGACCGCAATCGCAGGTGCAGCACTTGTCAAAGCAATAACCGCACCTAGGACATATGTCTTTCTTGTTATTATATATGAAAGGTTCACCATAGTCGTCTTTCTCCATTAAAGTCTAGTCAAAGACAGAGATTTCACTAACAAATTGACCAGTAGTTGTAGTACCTGCTAAACCGCCACCTGTAAGAGTAACAGCATGTGCGTTGGTAACAGTACCAACAGCAGCACTACCTGCAGTACCACCAGAGTAGTGGACTTGATTACCGAACAATGCTTCATCAGTACCTGATCCTGCAGCATCACCTGCTGTGAATGACTGACTGAAATTGAATGATCCTGATCCAGTTTGTGTTGCTGAAATTTCTCCAACACTTGCAACACCTGTAGTTGCACTATAGGAGTTAATACCAATACCACCTGAAACTGCACTACCACCTGATGGTGTGTGTGATGTAGTTACATTCGTACCAGAGATAGAAAAAGCATTACCAACTCTAGTGTATGAATTGTAACCTGCTTCTACCGTATGTTGTAAACTAGACTGATGTTTACTAACTATTCCACCTGCATGAGCAGCACTTCCTGCCATGAGTAACATAACGAGAGGTAAAATTTTCTTCATTTTTCCTCATATGAGTTCTACCACTATATAGGTTAGGTATTTCCTACAAAAGGGTTCGGTCTGTACACTACCAGTCAGGGACTAGAATGTAGTTAAATATAACTGTGATGCTTCGGGTCACACATTCACACTCGCTTAATAAGGAGCACAATGACAAACTTACAAAAATGGTCCTCGAAGGACGTTAATGCAATTTTTGATGCAGCAAACCGCTACAGTGTAGGACTAGATGATTTGTTCTACAGACTGCATTCATACGGAGCAGGATCTCCAGGTGGAGCATACCCTCCATACAATATCGTCAAAGAATCAAATGTTAAATGGCGTATTGAACTAGCACTAGCAGGATGGAAGAAAGAAGATATTGAAGTTACTACTGAATCTAACATTATGATTGTCAAATCAAAATGCCAAGAAGAAGCACCAGATCAAGAACAATATCTACACAAAGGTGTGGCAGGTAGATCTTTCACACGAGGATTTAACTTATCCGACGATGTAGAGATCGGTGAAGTTGAGTTCAATAATGGATTGTTAACAATCGAGTTGAAGAAAGTTATTCCAGATCACCAAAAACTTAAAGTGTATGAGATTCAATAATCCTCATAGGGTGAATTGAGTCTATCTTGATGTTCAGCATTTTGTAAACAATACGCATGGACATCCATCTCCATCATATAATGAGCATGAGTATGAACTACTTGAATCATTCCAAGAGTGCCACATAACACAACGTTGAATATAGTGACAGGGTGAAAAAGAAACTTCATCAGGAGATCTTTAAAGATACACTATATACTATGGAACTAAACAGAGACCCTTCGCAGGTCTCTTTTTTTAATGAATATCTATTTGAATTTAAAACCAAATAATTACGATGGAGAATCGGATCTCCTAACATTAGACTTGCCAAAGGATCATTTAGATGATATAATGCGTTATGTGAGACCCATTGCTGATAACACTAAGCAAGCAGATCACCAGGTCCTAAAGGATCTGATCAAAGAGTGTATGTTAACTATTTCACAAAGGAACTATGAGCGTAAGAATCGTAAGAACAAAAGGCGGTGAAGATGTCATCTCTGACCTGTTCGAGGTAACTACTAAAGAGGACCCTGAGAAAGCAGTAGCATTTCAACTACGTTATCCTTATAATGTTTGGTTGGAGAATCGTGAGGAACCTGAGTTGCTTACGGAAGTTGAGGGTGAAGAACGTCTCAACAAAAACTCAAATCCCAATATTCGTTTTGAACCTTGGGCACCCCTATCAAAGGATAGAAGTATTATGTTGAAACTTGATGAAGTTGTCAGCGCATACGAAACCTATCCTGAGGTAGAGGAAAAATACAACAAAATCGTGGAGGCAGAAAGTGGAAGAGGAAATGCTGCAACAGGAGTTACGTTTGATCCTCCTGAAGGATCGTCCCCAGTATCTCTTGGGCAAAATAACTGAACTAGATGAAGAACCTAGCATCTTAATTGAAAAATGCTTTGAGGTCGTTGGTGATGAGGAAATCACACCCTTCCCCAAGTACACAGATCAACGAGATTTGTTCTTGACATCTGATCAAATCTTTACTATACTGGAACCGAGTTCCAAACTTGTAGAGATCTACAACAATACATGAGTTCATTCTATACAAACATTCAACTTGCAGGAGACACGATCCTTTATCGGGGATATGAGAACGGTGAACCCGTTCAATTTCGTACACAGTTTTCTCCTACATTGTATGTTCTATCTAAGAATGCAACCGAAGAATACAAGACCCTTGATGGTCGCCCTGTAGCACCTATGCAGTTTCAGACTGCAAGGGAAGCAAGGGAATTTATCAAGACCTATGATGGGGTCGAAAGTTTTGAGGTGCATGGTTATGAAAGATTCGTATATCAGTATATCCGTCGTGAGTTTCCTGACGGTGTAGACTACGATATCAAAAAAATCAAAATGTTTGCATTGGACATTGAGGTTCAATGTGACAATGGTTTCCCCTCAGTAGAGGAAGCAGCAGAAGAAATGCTATCAATCACCATCAAAGACATGGTGACAAAACAGTATTACACTTGGGCGATGCGTGAGTTTGATCCCCCTGAAGGAGTCAAGGCAAAGTTTTTCTGGACAGAAAATGAAATGCTTACTGACTTTATTACTTGGTGGGCACAGAACACTCCTGACATCTTGACAGGATGGAACGTCAATCTTTATGACGTCCCATACATTGCTCGTCGTGTAAATAGAGTATTAGGTTCAAAGTGGACAAAATCATTGTCACCTTGGAATCGTGCAAACGAAAGGGAAGTTTATGTCCAAGGACGGAAGAACTATGCTTATGACCTTAGTGGGATCAACATTCTTGACTATCTTGATCTTTATCGTAAGTTTACTTATAGTAACCAGGAGTCATATCGACTCGACCATATCGCTTTCGTTGAGTTAGGACAACGTAAGGTCGATCATAGTGAGTATGAAAACTTCAAAGACTTCTACACAAAAGATTGGCAGAAGTTTATGGAGTACAACATCCAAGACGTTGAGTTGATCGACAGACTGGAAGATAAGATGAAGTTGCTTGAACTAGCAATCACTATGTCATATGATGCCAAGGCAAACTTTGAGGATGTATATTCTCAGGTTCGCATGTGGGATACTATCATCTATAACTATCTTACAGATCGAAAGGTTGTGGTACCACCTCGAAAAGGTGCAGCAAAGAAAAACGAAAAGTATGCAGGTGCTTATGTTAAGGAACCGATTGCAGGATGCTATGATTGGGTGGTCAGTTTTGACCTCAACAGTCTGTATCCTCACCTTATTATGCAGTATAATATTTCCCCAGAGACCCTCGTCGAACAACGTCATCCAAAAGTTACAGTTGATCGAATCCTTAAGGAGGAACTAACTTTTGAGAAAGACTATTGTGTCTGTGCCAACGGTGCTCAATACCGTAAAGACATCCATGGGTTCTTACCCGAAATCATGCAGAAGATCTATGATGAACGTACCATTTACAAGAAAAGGATGCTACAAGCAAAGCAGCATCTTGAACATGCCAAGACACCTGCAGAGACCTTGGCACTACAAAAAGATATATCAAAGTTCAACAACATCCAAATGGCAAGAAAGATCCAACTCAACTCTGCCTATGGTGCCATTGGAAACCAATACTTCAGATACTACAATCTGGCAAATGCTGAGGCGATTACTCTCTCTGGGCAAGTAAGTATTCGATGGATTGAAAACAAAATGAACGAGTACCTCAACAAGGTACTTAAAACTGATGGAGATGATTATGTTATTGCTTCTGATACTGATTCTATCTACCTTAATCTTGGTCCTCTGGTCCAAGGTGTATTCAAGGGCGGAGAAACGGATGTTAAGAGGGTCGTTACTTTCCTTAACAAGGTGTGTGAGGTGGAATTTGAAAAATATATTTCGGATTCTTACCAAACGCTCGCCACATATGTCAACGCTTACGAGCAGAAAATGATTATGAAGCGTGAGAACATTGCTGAAAAGGGTCTATGGACTGCTAAGAAGCGATACATTCTCAACGTATGGGACAGTGAGGGTGTTCGTTATGAAGCACCCAAACTTAAGATCATGGGTCTAGAGGCAGTTAAGTCTTCTACTCCTATGGCATGTCGTGAGGCGATTCGTAAATGCTTTACCATTATCATGAATGAAGGTGAAGCAGAAGCACAGAAGTTTATCAAAGACTTCAAGACTGAGTTCTGTTCATTGCCAGTTGAAGACATCTCATTCCCAAGGGGATGCAACGGAATAAATAAGTGGGCGAACCCGACCACTATCTACAGCAAAGGCACACCTATTCATGTTCGTGGTGCTTTGTTGTACAACTTTTACAACAAGAAAAACAAATTGACTCACAAGTATCCTCTGATACAAGATGGTGAAAAGGTCAAGTTTGTGTACATGAAGACTCCAAACAAGATCAATGAAAACGTGATCAGTTACCTAAACACTTTCCCCAAAGAGTTTGGTCTTAACAATCATGTGGACTATGATCTGCAGTTCTCTAAGTCTTTCCTCGAACCTGTAAAGGTTATCTTGGACACTATCGGGTGGAAACATGAAAAAGTAGCATCATTGGAGTTTTTATTTGCATGACAACTAAATATGTGGTATCATATCAAAAAGCATTTGGTATCCCAGATAAGAGAGAGCAATCTTTCAAGGAAGAATCAGAAGCAAAATGGTTTGAGCGTGCCATGAAACGTTCTAATTTTATTACAACTATGACGGAGGTCAAAGAGTGAACTCATTTCTAAAGGATGTATCAAGTGAAATTGATAATGATTATGCCAGTCTTGTCTCCGATGGAGTTTCAGCAGGAGATACTAGTAATTTCATTGACACTGGTAGTTATATCTTTAATGCTCTCGTTAGCGGAAGCATCTATGGGGGTGTACCAGGGAATAAGATCACTGCTATTGCGGGTGAGTCTTCCACTGGCAAAACTTTCTTTTGCCTTGGCATTGTTCAACATTTTCTTGAGTCTAACCCAGATGCAGGAGTGATCTACTTTGAGTCTGAGTCTGCTATTTCTAAGCAGATGATTGAAGACAGGGGTATTGATTCTACTCGTATGATGATTGTACCTGTAACTACAGTACAAGAGTTTCGACATCAATCAATCAAGATCATTGACAAGTATATGGGACTTGATGATAAGAAACCTATGATGTTTGTTCTTGATTCTCTTGGTATGTTATCTACTTCTAAAGAAGTAACTGACAGTGAAGAAGGTAAAGAAACTCGTGACATGACAAGAGCACAAGTTGTTAAGTCTATCTTCCGAGTTTTGACTCTTAAGTTGGGTAAAGCAAATGTTCCTATGTTAGTTACTAACCATACCTATGATGTGGTAGGTGCTTACATTCCTACAAAAGAAATGGGTGGTGGTAGTGGACTCAAGTATGCATCTTCAAGTATAATCTTTCTCTCTAAGAAAAAAGAAAAGGATGGTAAAGAAGTAGTTGGTAATATTATCAAATGTAAGAATGCTAAATCACGTTTAACTAAGGAGAACTCGCAAGTTGAAACACGTCTTTATTACGACCGTGGACTGGACAGGTATTACGGACTACTGGAGTTGGGTGAGAAGTATGGAGTCTTCCAACGGAAGGGGAATCGCGTTGTTGTTGGGGAATCTTCCGTTTATCCTTCTGCTATTCTTGCCAATCCTGAGAAATATTTCACCGAAGAAATAATGAGTAAACTAGATGAAGCAGCAGCAAAAGAGTTTAGGTATGGCAACTAATTTAAAAGACTATGTTAGAACGTATGATCAATTGGTTGACGCTGATCTTTGTCAGAGGATACTTGAAGCGTTTGGAAAATCCAACGGTGAGTATATTGATCGAGAGCAGCGACCTTCCTTCACGGAACTGAATCTAACAAATAGACTCAGAGCAAAAGATCCTTTATGGTCTGATATTCATGTCAAACTAGAGGATGCTTTCGTTGATGCTACACAAATTTATATGGAAGAACTGGATTTAGGTCCAGACTTTCCATCAAAGTATTGCTTTGAAGAATTACGATTAAAATATTATCAAAACAATGGACATGACCAGTTCAAGAACCATGTCGATGTACAAGACTACAACAGCGCACGTCGTTTCCTTGTTTGTTTCTTGTATCTAAACAGTGTCGGGATGGGAGGTCAAACACATTTTCCAAAGTTGGACTGTACAATCGAACCAAAGTGTGGTAGGATACTATTGTTCCCATCTACTTGGCAGTACAGACATGCGGGTCTACCCCCTGAGTCCAACAACAAGTACATCGTTGGCACCTATTTGCACTATCTCTAATGTCCCTCGAACTCACGATTCTTAGTAATCTCGTCTATAATGAGAAGTATGCTCGCAAGGTCCTTCCCTTCCTGAAGGTAGACTACTTTACTGAGAAGACTCTCAAGGTTATCTTTCTGGAGATCCATGAGTACATCAGTCAGTATGATGGTTTACCATCTCTCAATGCCATTAGTATTGAGTGTCAAGAAAGGAATGACCTTAGTGACGAGCAATATAAAACTGTTCTGGAGACTTTAAATGTCCTTTCCGATGATCCCACAGACTACGATTGGATCGTTGATACTACGGAAAAGTGGTGTCAAGAGCGTGCGATCTACCTATCTCTTATGGAGAGTGTCAAGATTGCTGACGGTCAAGATCCCAAGAAAGATAAGGGTGCCATTCCCCAAATTCTCTCAGAAGCATTAGGAGTTTCCTTTAATCAAAGCGTTGGACATGATTACATGGACAATGCATTCGATCGTTTTGATTACTACCATCGGAAGGAAGATAAGATTCCTTTTGACTTAGAGTTCTTTAATAAGATCACTAAAGGTGGATTGGTAAACAAATCTTTGAATGTTGCACTTGCAGGCACAGGTGTCGGTAAGTCTTTGTTTATGTGTCATGTCGCAGCAAGTATGCTATTGCAAGGTAAGAATGTTTTATACATCACTTGTGAGATGGCAGAAGAAAAGATTGCAGAAAGGATTGATGCTAATCTTATGAACGTCAACATCCAGAAACTTTCTGAGTTACCTCGTATGATGTTTGAAAAGAAGATTCAGCAGTTAGGAAAGAAGACTCAAGGCAAGTTAATCATTAAAGAATATCCAACTGCTTCGGCACATGTTGGTCACTTTAAATCTTTGATTGCTGACCTTGCTCTAAAAAGAAGTATTAAACCTGATATTATATTTGTAGACTACCTCAACATTTGTGCCTCTCAAAGGTACAAAGGATCTATTGTTAACTCTTATACCTATGTTAAAGCGATTGCTGAAGAACTCAGGGGACTTGCTGTTGAAACTAATGTCCCCATTGTCTCTGCGACACAAACGACTCGCTCTGGTTTTGGGAGTACTGATGTTGATCTCACTGATACGAGTGAGTCCTTTGGTCTTCCTGCCACTGCTGATCTTATGTTCGCTCTTATCTCGACTGAGGAACTTGAGGGAATGAATCAGATCATGGTCAAGCAGTTAAAGAATAGATACAATGATCCGACTATGAACAAAAGGTTCTGTGTCGGTATTGACAGAGCGAAGATGCGACTCTATGATGTTGAAGATTCTGCTCAGACTGATATCGTTGACTCTGGTCAAGAAGATCTAGAAAAGAATCTAGTCAAACGTTTCACTTCATCCAAACCTTTCGATGCCCTCTCCTATGATTGACTTTTTAAAATATGCACAGTTCGTTAATGCTGTGACTTCAAAAGAAAGTAAGTGTGGAGACGCATTTACAGAACGAATTGCAGACTTGCACTATCAAGACTTTCCTACAGAAAGGATGTTGACTGCTGCACTGGGACTATCTGCTGAGGCAGGTGAGTTTACTGAAGTAGTAAAGAAGATTATCTTCCAAGGCAAACCTGTCAATGAAGATAACCTGTTCCATATGAAGCGTGAACTCGGTGACATCATGTGGTATTTTATGCAAGCATGTATGGCACTAGATGTATCTCCTGAGGAGGTCATCGAAATGAATGTGGACAAACTAAAAGCACGTTACCCAGGTGGCGAGTTTGATGTTCACTTCTCTGAAAACCGTAAACAAGGTGACGTATGATTGGTAAACTAGACCCAGATGAAAGGGTTCTGTCTGATACAGAACCTATGCAACTTACTCCTGATCTAATTAATCAGATTAATGAGAAGATGGCACACACAAAGAAGGATGGTTCCTTCAACTGGTTGCCTACTGATGACTATGAAATTCAAATCGCAGGTACTTTTGCTGCTGATAGATTTATTGTTATCAAGAACGTATCTAAGAATCCTTGGGTACCTTCCGAACCTCACCCCAACTATGACTATGAAAAAAAGGAGTTTAAAAAATGATGCTATTTGCAATTAACCCAGTAGACGCATGGAACAATATTTCATGGGCAGATGCAGTTCCATTTTGCATCGTTCTTTTTGCGTTGTACTGGACTAAGAAATGGATTGATCTTAAGTTTGCAAAGAAGCAATCAAAGATTGTATACAAAGTTAAGATCGTAGACGAACCGTGAGAGTTGACAGGTACTATGATCCCTATGAGGATCTCGAACGCAAGTGTCTAGAAGAACTAGACTATATCGCCAAGTCACTTGGTGGTACTATGTGTCAAAAAACAAAGTGTAACAGCACAGGTAGACAGAGTAGGATCATTGAGATAGAATACCATGTGGAGGATACTAAAGGTTGAAACAGTTATGGCGAATCTGGGCAAAAGCACTTGGTGACAAGGCAGGTACTTCCGACAAAGAAGCAGATACCGTTGCCCTCATTCGCACATTCATCTTCGTTCAACTTGTAATCACCAACTGTTTTATCGTTGCAGGTAACATCAGACACTGGAACGATCATTACTCACCACCTAATTATGAACATATTCGTGACTGACCGTGATCCCAAGATCTCGGCACAATCATTGCCTGATAAGCACGTCGTGAAGATGCCTCTAGAAACATGTCAAATGCTTTCTATTGTATTCTCACACTGGTACTTTGACTGGGGTGATGATCTAGTAAAGAAGATTGATGGCACACCATATGCCACACAAAAAGGTGCATTCCGTAATCATCCATGTACACAGTGGGCAGGACAGTCACTAGAAAACTGTGCATGGTTGATTCAACATGGTTGTGCATTGTCCACAGAATACACTCATCGCTATGGTAAACAGCACGGTTGTGCTGAGGCATTATGGGAAGCAAAGAAAACATTTCATAGGTTCAGTGAGAATGTGATTGTCATCTGGAAACAAGTAGAATCTTTTACTCGTGCAATGCCAGAGCAATGGAAGTATGATGATACAATAGATACGATCACTGCATACAGACTGTATGTTTCCAGTAAACCATGGGCACCAACTAACTATCTTCGTGACCCATCTCGTAAACCTCTCTGGATGAACTACCTCACCTCATAAATATCAGGGGACGAGAATGATTTGGAGATCTAAAGAGTAATGGCATTCCTATCGGGTGGCGAACAAACAACTATCAACTCTACTATTACAGAGTTATTTCCTGCACTAGCATTCAATACAGGAAAGAAGTTTAGTAACGCTGATGATTTAGAAGAGTACATTGATAACTTAGATCTAAGATCAATAAAAGCAAAAAAGACATTTGTAAACAATAATAATATTGATGCAGCAGCAGGTTATATTAATAAATTAGATCAGATTAGACCTGCAATGAAAAAAACAAAACTGGATAATGCTGTAGGTATTCTGAATTACTTGTATAAGTATCACAAGTCAAGACCAATCCAACAGGTTGTCTGGGGATATAGAGAAAAACCAAGAGGGGTTCCATCTAATCACGCAGGTGATATTTTTTTAGTTCATAAAAATCAAAAGGTTACACCTAAGATTGTAGGTATTAGTTTAAAAGCAGGAACAAAAAAGTCCAAAGAACCTAAACTAAACTCCTATGTGGGAACAACTTTAAGAAAGGATGCATGGAAGAGGGCATACCCTAGAGCAATAGATCAGTTAAAAGATAAGTTGTGGACAGAAGTATACTCCAAGGTCCCAAGATTACCTGTAAAAGGTAAAGACAAAGTTGATAAGAATAACTGGTTGACATTGACTGCAACTAGACAGAAACCAAATCCAATTCTAGTAGAAAAAGTTCTTGATCTATTTGAATCAAATCCAAAACAGTTTGATGAACTCTACATTAAGATGAATAAGGTCTGTAGAGAACATTTGGTTGGGATGATCAATGGTAATCTAAATGCAACTAAAGCATGGATTAAAGAAGAGTTTAGATTACAAGAACAAGATGTTGAAGTACCTATGATCTTAGTAAAGGCAATTGGGAATAAAGCAGACTCATCTTCTACAGATCCTTTAAGAGATATTCTACCTAAGGTAACCAAAGTCAAAGCATACCTCAAGTCTGGTTCTGTACAAGAATGGTTTATTGATGTTATGGCAAATGGTAGTGAGAAATTAACTCTATCGATGACTATTAGAAGTGACTCAGAATATAGAAAGTCAAAACAGAAGGGTAAACTAGGAGCGTACATGATGCTCAAGTTACTTTATAGAAGTTAAGACAGTTCAACAACTGGCACACACCCCCTACACAAGGCACTTGACTGTGCTATAATAAGGGTACCGAAAGACACCTATGCCAAACAAACACCTAGAGCATCCAGAAGACATGATCATGTATGGTCGTCGTGCTGCTCTGAGGACAGTCAATGCTCTGTTACACGAGGATCTACCTCTTGGTGTGAAGTGGGATGGTGCTCCTGCTATTGTATTTGGGACTAACCCTGACAATGGTAAGTTCTTTGTTGGTACAAAGTCTGTATTCAACAAGATTAAGGTCAAGATTGCTTATTCATACGAGGACATTGATGCGTACTACAAGGGGGAAGTGGCGAACATTCTTCGTCTATGCTATCGTCACCTTCCTAGGATTGGTGGTATTGTCCAAGGTGACTATATTGGGGTATCTGGGGGTCGTACCTATACTCCTAACACTCTTGAGTATCGGTTTGCTACCAAAACTGGTGGTCATATTGTGTTTGCCCCTCACACTGGTTATGATGTTGTTTCTCCAACTGCCACTCCTCGTTTTGGTGTTAATGTTTTTGGTGAGTCTGATTGCTTTATGCTAGGACACAATGAAGCAAGTGCTGTTTGTGAAGGAAAGGTTAAGTTCGACTGGTTCAAATTCATGAAGAATCTAGTCAGGGCAAAGGTTCCTGCTGATAAGAAGACTCGTGACGCGATGTTCAAGCACATCAATCTATGGATTCGATTTGAGATGGTGCCACCTTCCGCAGAAATGTATAATGCCTTACCTGATAAATATAAGCAAGAAGTGAATATCTACACCTTTAGAGTGTGGGATCAAATCTTCCAACTGAAACAGTCACTCATGAGCAATATACGAGTCAGTGGTACAGTCACTCCTTATTTGAATGACCAACCAACTGCTCACGAAGGTTTCGTTACACAAAACGAAGTACCTGTGAAACTTGTAGACCGAATGACCTTTAGTAAAGCAAACTTTACCCTTAAAAAAAATTGGACGAATGAAAAAGTTTAGTGCTTTCCTATCTGAAGCAGAGAGATCGTTCGCTGCAAAAGCAGCAGAGAAACTAAACCTCCAACATATTGGTTACGGACGGTATGCCGATCAAAATGGCAACGTAACCCATATGTCGAAGGATGGTAAACTAGTAAAAATTACAAAAGACAATGACGCAGGACCCCAACAATCAGCAGGAGGAGAAGAAACTGCAGATGGCGAGGGTGCGGTCGATCAAGGTGCAATATCTATTACATTTGGAAGATTTAATCCACCTACTATTGGACATGAGAAACTTCTAGACAAAGTAGCAAGAGAGGCAAAAAGTAGTGGAGGAGAGTATAGAATATACCCCTCAAGGTCGGAGGATCCTAAGAAGAACCCCCTCGATGCGGGGACTAAAATCAAGTATATGCGCCAAGCGTACCCTGATCATTCTAACGCGATTATTGATAATGCTGACATGCGTACTATTTTTGATGTTCTCAGTGGACTCGATGCTGACGGGTATAGTTCAGTTAATATTGTGGTGGGTGGTGATAGGGTCAGTGAATTCAACTCACTAGCAAACAAGTATAATGGTGACCTTTATACCTTTGATGAAATTAAAGTATCATCAGCAGGTGATCGTGATCCTGATGGTGAAGGTGTGTCAGGTATGTCAGCATCTAAACTTAGAGCAGCAGCAGTACAGGGTGACTTCGATTCATTTAAGTCAGGTATACCAAAGGGTATCAAAGATAAGGATCTTCAGTCACTTTACGGAACGTTAAGAACTGCAATGAAGGTTGAAGAAGACCAAGATTTTGGCGATTGTTCTTATAATATATTTGAGTACGCACCTAAGATGGACTCTCAAGGATTGAGAGAAGCATACTTCTCAGGTGAATTATTTAAAGAGGGCACATTCGTTGAAAACCTTAACACAGGGATCGTTTCTAAGATTGTTAGTAGGGGTAGCAATTACGTCATCTCTATTGATGAGCATGATCATCTATTTCGTACTTGGTTGATGAATCTGATGGAACGAAATGACATTAAGTTCTTTAATTTCAAACCTGCGGGTGAGATGGGAACTGATAAACTCGCTAACTATATGCGAAAACTTACCCCTGGTGAGTTTATTAACAAGATAAATAAAAAGGATAAGGTTACCAAATAAGATGAATTTTAAAGAACTACCTGATATGTCTGCTGCCTATCAACAGGTGCAGGAGAAAGCAAAGAAACTCGATCCAGTCGGGAAAGAGGATGGTGACATCAACAATGATGGCAAAAAAGATAAAACAGATTCTTATCTTGCTAACCGCAGAAAAACTATTGCAAATAAACTCAAGAACGAACATCATCAGAAAGATGAAGATGGTAACGTCATTGAGCACGAAGAAACTACACCCAGTTCTGTAGAAGAAGCAGTCTATGGTGGTGCTAAGAAAGCAACTCCTGAGTCTGGTACTGGTAAGTATTATAAAGAAGGCAAACCTACTGCTATGCAGAAGGAAAAACGTGCCAGGATGGATAAGATCAAGGCATTGACCAATGCAGGTAAGCATAAGGAAGCAAGTGCACTCTACAAGAAAGAAGAAGTAGAGGAAGTGGAAGAAGGTAGTGCATACGGTATCTACAAAGGTGACGGTAAGGATAAGATCCGAGCACCAAGAATGCAGAAAGGTGCCATGGCATATGATGGTCCTAACAAGGCAGCATCCGAAGCAAAGGATCGCATTCTTGCTAAGACTAAGGCAAAGATGAAGAAAGAAGAAAATGAAGTAGAAGAAGGTTACAAACCACTTCCTAAAGAGAAGATGGCACGACAGGCCAATAACGCATATGGTAAAGAGCAAAGAGCAGCAATTGCTGGTGACGAGAAAGAAACCAATAAGCAGATGCAACGCAGGATTGCTATCAAGGATCCTTCGGGACGCAAGGCAGCATTAAAGAAAGAAGCATTTGCTTTCTCTGAAGAAGAACTATTTGATCTGTATGAAAACTTTGAAGAGTTTGATAGTGTAACTGATGAAGAACTCGTAGACTTCATGCTTGAGTCTATCTGTGAACTAGCAGAGGACGATCAGGATCTTCTGGAAATCTGTGAAGCACTTGAGGAAGTTGAGGTTCTATCTGAAGAGAAGTATAAGCAACTTGAACTCAAGTTAAAACCTTCCAAGATGGATCGAGTAAAGAGTGCTGCAAAGAAAGCAGGCGGTATGCTCAAGAAAGGTGTTAAGGCAGCAGGTAAGTCTGTCGCTAAGAATACAGGTAAAGCAGTTGGTGAATTCCAAGCAGCACGCATCAAAGCAAAGCGTGCATCGATGGAAAAAACTCCTGCTAAGTCGTCTTCATCTGACAATGATGGTACTGGTGGTAAGTTAGATAAACTTATCTCTAGTGTCAGAGGTAAGAAGTCTGACACTGGTAGCAGCAGCAGTTCTTCAGATAGCAGCAGCAGTTCTTCAGGTGGTAGTTCATCTGGTAGCAGCAGCAGTGGTGAAACTAGAAGGGCAGCAGGTGGTGCACTCAGGTCTGTAGGTAGACTCCTTAAGAAGGGTCTTAAGAAAGCAGTTGGTAAAACTTCTAGATTAGTATCTAAAGGTAGTGACAAACTTGCTAAGAGACTTGGTGAAGACTATGAAACTATCTCTCATCTATATGAGTCAGGTCTGTTCCAACTCTTTGAGATCGAAAATGTTGTCGCAGAGAACTATCGTGCAATGAGAAATCCTGAGAAGTATGAGAGGGACCAAGAGAAGAGTGACAAGAGAAGTGCTAAACAGAAGAGAATGGCAGATCCTAAGAGAGGAATTAACTCTCCTGCATTCAAAGAGTTCATGCGTCAGCAAGGTATGTGATCTATGTTAAGTTTCAAAGAACTTGCGGAAAAGAAATCTAAGATCCTCGTCAATCCTAAGAAAAAGGATATGATGGAGGTCAAGGGTATGAATCATGGTGAGGACTGTGATTGTAAAAAATGTGAGGCAAAACGTAAAGGGGAGGAAGTAAATGACGGTCCTGATATCAGTACTGAAGAAGTAAACCCCCTAAATAAAACACCTACACAAACAACCGACGCTTATGACAGTCAAGAAGAAGTTTCAGAAGAAAGCAATCAAGAAGAGCGCGATCCAGAAACTTCACTTATACGATTCAGTGAATTTAATGAGGCGACTAGATTAAAGAAGGAGAAAGGTTACGACAAGGGCGGTACTAAAAAACCTGTCCCAGGAGCAAAACCTTCTGCCATGGACGTAGTAAAAGCACAGATTGCCAAACAATATGGTAAGGGTGCAATCATCGGTCAAGGTGGCAGCAAACAAGATAAAAAAGTAAAGGGTGCTAAGTCTACTGCAGGTACTGGTAAGTACCAGAAAGCAGCAGATCAGAAAAAGCAAACAGCATCTGATGCAAAGAAGAGAGGTTTCAAGGACGTCAAGTCTTACACTAACACCATGGCACGCTATGGTGGTAAGGACAACTACGATAAAGGTAGGGGACTCGGATCTTGAAGGTTGACTTAACCAATAACTGCCCTCAGGGGCAGTATTATTGTTTTGATGATAAAAAGTGTAAACCCATGCCTAAAGGTATGACTGTAGGAGGAGATGGTATGTTACGCAAAGAAGAACTAACACATCTTAAACAAGATAGAGAGCACAAAGAACGTGACGCTCGTATGAAATATGGTAAATCATACAAAGAGGTTCTAAAAAATATGAAAGACAAGAAAGATAACTTATATTCTGTCACTAGAAAGAAGGGTGTAAGATTCTACGATAAGAAGGGTTCGGGGTATATGAAGGACGGTAAGAAGACCTACGATTAGAAGCCTATATATTGTAGTTTCTAAAAATTAAATCATGTTAGGTTTTCTATTACCCCTCGCTTATAAAGTAGTTGATTCAGCAGTCGCTAAGATTCCTGATGATGCAGAACTTGGCGAAAAACTTATCGACATCTGTTTACTCATCATTGGCAAGGCAGTTAAACTGACTAAAACTGATGCAGACGACAAACTTTTTGAAAAAGTAAAAGAGTCTCTAGTCACTAGAGGTTGATAAACACCTAAATAAAGAATAGGAAAGATCTTTACTGGAGTACCATGGCAATCTACGGAATACTTGACGCCAAGGCAATGGGCACCAACGTTGGAGTTACCAACGCTGATGCTACTGTCACAACTTCGGGAGACTTTACAGACGCCTCCGACAATTTGGTTGAAGTAGGTGATGTATTGGAACTCGGTGGCGTTGCATATATCGTCAAACAAAGAACTAGTGCAACTGCATTAGAATTACACACTACATACGCAGGAAGCACTGCAACAATTACTGCAGCAAACGCAGTACGAAGAACACCTCCTCGTGCAGTAGCAGAATTTGTTATCAAAGGTGGCGACACTAACTCTTATGAGTTGGTCTTCGTTGACACTACTGAAGCAGCACTTGCAGAAAATAAATCAAGAGGAATCACTGGACCAGGATGGTGGCAGTATCGTACCTTCACCGATCACAATGGTAACACCAGACATAAGTCTGAGTGTCTAGCAGTTATTCATTCTGCAGCAGGAGCATCTGGTGACGACACAGACGATACAGTTGTAGCAGACGCAGCATCCGCAGTTACTATCAGTTCTCAACCTGCAAACTCTACTTCCTCCTCTGGAGCAGGTACATTCGCAGTCAGCACCAGTACAACTGGAACACCTGGAACTCTTACATACAAATGGCAGAGACAGACAGCAAATGCAACTACTCGTTGGGTTGACATTGTTGGTGGAGCAGGTGGACTTGA